GTAATAAGATTAGTATAAAGCTCTACATTAATTTTCATTAAAGTTTCCTTATTTCCTGTTCAACTTCAGCAGCCTTCTCATGCAGCATTGACATCAATTGCTTAAGTTCCACAATAGGGAGGCAGTATTCATTGTTCTCATGAAGATTGGTTAAATCTGTAATATTAACTGCTTCCCTATCAAGGATAATCTCACAATTCTTATTGATGCTAACCTTAAGTACAAATAATGGAGTCATTCTGGCTTAAATTCCCGGTAATATTCGATATGGAGGAGTAGTAACATCATTCCATTCTTTTAGTGCCTTTGCCAATTTTTCAATATTGTACCCACAACCATAATAATCATCTTCGTGCGTAGGAAACGGTGCTGCTGGTTGTTCTCCTTTAGATTGTTCTGAAGGCAATTGTTCCTCTTTCTTGATTTTTTCCAAATTAGTCCTTATGGCCTCGAAATCATCTGCTGCAAAATTAGGCATCTTTACCATCCGTCTCTAAGTATACAATAGGGACTTGCACAAACTTGGCCCCATGATTAACAACACCCACAACATCAGAACCGATATATACGAAATTAATTAGTGTTCCAGCGCCAGCCTGTTCACTAAATTGGTTACTTGATGTGTAGCGCTCGAATTTCTTCCATTTAACTCTCATTATTTATCCTTTCTTATTTTCATTTAGGTCCACCACAATCCCACGCGTCAAATGTTACTGGATCATAGCACGGTTTATTCATTGAGGGGCTACATGCCACAATAGCCAGTTCCATTAATATCACAACTATCAAAATGCTCAGTATTTTCTTCAAGTTCTACTCCAAGTTTATCTAATGCTTCTTTATAAGGAACTGAGACAAGAGGCTGTCCCCCCCTACTACCATCGGGATATACAGTAAAGCCCCTCAATCTATGGGCGTATTTCGCCAAAGTATTAGCAAATTCCTGTACACGATCTTCATTATTCCATTCAGTTCCCCATGCTGGTAAATTAATGGTTGAACTAATGGCCATATCCACAAAGTCTTGTACTTTGGCCTGAAATGAAATGCGCTTTTGGTAATCCTTAGCCAAATCAACAGAGCATTCTAATGCTTCAGGATTAAGTCCGTAGCGTTCGATAAATTCCTTTGCAATTTCATCCACCACGTATTGGTATTTCCATGTAGAACCTTTGAGATAGCGTCTCTTAATGGCCACCGCATACACAGGTTCAATGCCCGTTGTAGTGGACGCAAGAATACCAATCGAGCCAGTAGGAGCAACAGCCCTACAAGCAACAGGATTAGATACAGCAAGTTTATTACTGAAACTACTAGCAGTACTTCGAGATGCGCTCTCATATACACTAAGCCATCTATGCAATTCCTTAGTGACTTCATATTGATCCCCTCTCTGTAGATTAAACTCATGAACACCCATAATACCTAGGCCAAGGCGTCTATTCTTTTCCCTAGTTTCATAAACCTTAGCATATGGCATTTCTGCAACTAAAGTACCACATAACAAAAATTTAGTAGCAAGATCAACTACATCAGCCAATTCAGATAATGATGTTATTCTAGCAAAATTAAGGCTCCCTAAATTACATACATCAGAATCATCTTCTGACGTTACTTCAGTACCTACCACAATAAGTAACAAACATAGTTCCTATCGTAGTCTGGACTATCGCATACACAATTAAGTGTCCCTCTCGCTTAGTCTCTCACGCTGTATTTAAACTTGCGCCCTGTCGCTGTATGTTCAGCTTTCCAAGTCAATCAGAGAAGGTTTTAAATGCCCATACATTCTAGGCATTACGTAATGTTTCTTTTTCCTTTTCAAAGAAATTAAAACTAAACCCTGGCTCGCCGCCCATCATGGCCTGTCTACAATTAGCCATGAATATTTCTCCAAGCTCCCCTTTAGTCCAATAGTTCATGATCCATGAAGTATCATAATTCACGGAAATATTAGTCATATCCAAAGGACAAGGAAAATTAAAGTCCTCTTTTCTTACATCAGCATAAGTCTTATCTGTACCAGCAATCTTTAATTTAGCCCAATCTTTTGCATGAAGAAATTCTTGTATATCTTGATGCTTATAATTAAGACTGGCGTAGATTGCTGATCTTCGAGAACCCCCTTGAATTACCTCTCTACCAATCTCATTGACCATACGCATTTTTGAAATTGGGCCAGATGCAGTTCCACCAGTGCCGTGCAGATAACTTCCGCGAGCGCGATAGATACTATAATCAGACCCAATGCCGCCGCCCACTGTCAAACATCGTTCTGCTTTCCAACTAAGGTCTGCCCAATCCTCACGTGAATCTTCAAGGCACTTAAGAAGATAACAATTCGAAGTGGCAATTCCATTTGCTAAATAAAACTGATGATGCTTAGGCTCTACTAAACAATAGACATCTTCTTCCTCCTGCTTTTCAATAGATACTACCTTAAAACCAGGGAACTGTGAACTAAAATTCACCCAATAGAGAGGTTTCCTATCTCCAAAATTTGAAGGCGCGTCTGTATATTTAATATTTCCACTTACAACAAATCCACAATAGGGGGCGTACTTAATAAAGAATTCAATGGCTTCCTTATGTATAGAATGAATCTGTCTAGTTAAACCATTATGTCCATCTAGAGCAATCCAACCCCTAATGAAACCAATAATATACTCAATAGGATCACTTTCTCTAGGCAACTCTTTTAGATTATATTTTGATTTAATATAAACTATAGGGTCACCGTTTGCAAATGTAGGATAAGTAATCACATAATCTTCTTCAAAATGAGATTTATGTATCCTTTTTAGTCCGCATAATCGTAATTGATGTGCAAATGAATCTTTTAATTCATGTACATTACCATCAGCATACACCATACCATGCGTGACACCTTCTTGTGATCCATAATCTGTCAAGGCCGTTGATACTGCTTTAACTTGATCCCCTACGATAAGATGATCTGTAGTCTCTCCTGATACTAGTGGCCAAATATGATTTGCCGTTGCATAGACAACCCAACTCTTATTGGATTTTCCTCTAATATTTTGGAAAGTAATTTTATTTGTTACTTGTTTCCCAAAATACTCAACCTTAGCGATCTCCCACGTATTTGAAACGGGACTTAGAATAGATACATATTCCCCTACGTTATCTTTAAAATTAATTAGTCCTTTATAGCTCAGGAATTGCTCTGTACCTCTAAAACAATTATTGTAATATCGCTTACTACGACCCGCATAATACAGATATCTCCCTCCTGGGATAAACTTCATTTCTTGCATGAAGTGTTTTAATTGTTCTTTATCTCCATTAGAAAGATAATCACCACAAACTTCATCTACTAATGTATTACATAATTCTCCCCATGTAAGGCATCCATCGTGCCTATATTTTTGTCTAAATATATCTTCAGCAAACTTATTCTTGAATGGACCTAGGCTCGACTTGAATGACATTATTCTCTTTTTCTTCTTCTTGTTGTTTTAAAAAGTCTAAAATTTGATTTGCTCTTACGGCATCATACACAATAGCCACAATACTGCACCCTCCGATTACGCCCATCTTATCTGGTACATCATTTACGTATTCCATCTCTATGTAATAAATTGGTACTTTTGTATAAGCATGTTGGCGTAACCGGAAAGTCTTTGTCATTGTTATTATCCTTTCTGTTAAACTACATCTAGCCTCTTTGCAAATAAATCTTCTAGTTTAGTCTTAGGATGATCCTTTGGTTTCTGAAATTTACCTGTACAAATAATCGTACCGTTAGTTAACTTCAACATATTATTGACATGAACACGATCAAATGCTTCTTCTATAGGCATATCATAAGTAACAATCATTCCTAAGACTACATAAATAAGATCACATGCCTCTTTTAGCACCGCATATTTATCTTCGTTCTTAAGGGCATCAACAAGTTCTCCGGCTTCTTCTTCAATTAAGTTGGCCCTAAAGTTTGCAATTTTATCATCTGCAATAAAAGGCTGCCCTAAAGCAGCACCTTCGCCCCCAACCTTTTGAGATACAGCAGTATGAAATTCCCTTAATTGTTCTAATTGTTTATGCATGAAATCCAAACTTTATCTTTTCCTGGGGCCTATATATAGGATTTTCATCTGTATCATATAGACCAGTCCATTCAGGTCCACCATCAACTATAATAATCTCCTTCGCTGTAGAAGAATCATCATAGATGTCATCTAAATAATAAGCCTTAGGGCGTAGCGTTTTCAGGTTCATCTACCTCACTCCAATCAACGGCCCCTGTATAAACATATTCCTCAAATACATCTGCCCTATTGACTACACATGCAGGACACTTCCCTCCATCCTCCTGCGGCGCTACAGCATTAAGGGCCAATTCAAGGCACTGTAATCTAATCTTAAATTCATAATCCATATTTATTTATCCTTTCTTATTTCTTCTAAAATTCGTTCTATGTAAAGAACTGCGTCTTGTAATTCTTCTTGTAAATTCAATAACCAATAAACCAAATTACCAGGATTATCTTTCATAGATACTTTATATTTGATCATTCCTGTATTTGATCTTGTAGTAAATTTATCTAATACTGCTTGTACTGTAGGATCATTCACCATCCAATAGGTAACTCCATAAATTCAGTGTAATAAACGGGCTTATCCAAATAATGCGCATATTTTATTTCTTCTTGCACACCAAAGGATTCTTCCCAATTTTCCATTTTAACTACAATTAATCCTCTTGATTGTTCCAAGAAATAGAAATCCTTACTGAGCCTCCATTCATAATCATACTTAAGGCCGTCTTTACCGTGCTTCTCAATGCCGTAGCTATGAGATATAGGTGAAAATACAAATAATCCTTTATGTTCCAAGAAATCGGTCATTATACAGATGTCTTTGTACGCCTGTTTACGGCCCTTAGGATATTTACTAAAGGGAGATGCAAGATAATAGAAACTAGCCATTAGCTATACATACTCTTAATACGATCATAACTAAATACTTCGACATCAAAGACACCCTGATCGTGCACATCTCTAAGTACAGTCAAACAGGAGTGCCATAATTGTTCCGTTGCATCAGAATAAGTAGGAGTATCTCCCCACCATCCGGCGCAAAGGCCGATCACCTTCTGTCCATCTGGCTTCGCTCTAATAGCCATATCCCATAAATGAGAATGACCACAGACACTACTAACCATATTCTTTTGAATAAGATTGGACGCTATGTTAAAACCCGAAATTGCTTCTCCTTTTACGCCTGATGCAAAATAATGACAGAACCAAATTCCTTCAATACAAACTGGCTGTTTAAAAGGATATACTTCATATCCAAATTCTTTAAGCCTAAGATTGTCTAAACTCATTAGTCCTTCTAATTCTGGGTTATTTTCAATAGCTCGAATTATTCTAAAAGAATGATTGCCCAGAGTCATTATTTTACGTGGTTCTTTTAATTTAGCCTTTTTAATATTCTTTTGTTTTGAATTAAACTCATTAAAAGGGCCGTGCATTTTATTTAAAGCATCAATTCCTGCATCTATGTCCTTTTGAAATCGGCGACCTTCGAAACTACGTTTCCCACGATCATAGCTTGACAGGCTGTTCATATCAAAGAGATCGCCTAAATTCACAATAATATCTGGCTGCAAGTCCAACAAAAACCTACCGGCCCATACAAATCTATCATTATTAGTATCTGGATTTGCGTGGGCATCGGGTATAATTGCAATTGTTTTAGTCGTCAATAACTAAATCCTTTGGATTAATCCATCTATGTATTCTTTGTTTTTCTTTATCTCTCAATTAAGCAGACCCCTGTGGTTCACTTAATAACATATTCTTTTGGGCTTCCTCGCTTAAGTTCCCCTCAACTAAATCCAACATAGCATCATTCTGCTGTTCTTTATGGCCAATTGAATATACAGTTCCTGGATAAGTTACAGCCACAGCCGCTAAGCCCCTAACGAGCGTACCCATTAGCACAATCCCTTGAGGAATATCGACATCTTCTGGATGCATTCTATAGGCTAAATTTAAGATTTGGAAATTGTATCCATCCGCCTCTGCAATATATTTTACCCTTAAGTAACAACTATCGGATTGATTGAAAAATTCATCTGGTGAAATATCGCTCTCAGACATTCTTTTTATTCCTTTCTCTAAAGAGCCTTATTAAATATTCAAAATCAATTATAGCTAATGCTTTTTTTCTATTACTGCGTATAACTACAACAGCCTCTTGTTTCCCTTCATGTGATTGTGCTTGTTCATAGAATCCATAAATTGTCTCTAGTCGTTCTCTTGCTTTAGCTTCGATCTTAATTGGGAGTAACTCAAGGGCTTTCTTGGATAATTTCAGATCACATCCGTGTTCCTGCCCTATCGTCACCCTAATATCTTCATTATATACAAATTCAGGGAAAATGTCAAGGATTATTTTTGCTATTTTCTTTTCTAAATTTTTACCCTTTTGTTTAGCTGATCTCGGCGTCATTAATACTCAATACTTTCGTCTTTTCTTCATTAAACACAAGATTACTTTTGTGCCATAATTCTGCATTAAATGTGCAATTATCATCCCAATACTTATTGCCTTTATATTTCTTATCTCCGTATCTATGTTCATGCCAACGACCGCAATTTTTGCATATCCATAAATATCCTTCAGGGGCTAGAATAGAGTCTGTTCTTTCTTTCATAATTTGGGATATATTTACTGGCTCACTCATGACAACATCCATCACAACCATGCACAGATTCAGCACTTAATCGTTTCTCATTCATGTGTAGCGATTTATAAGCTAAATCATCAGGATCAGGATGTCCAATACCATGAGGACAAATTCTTTCCATTAAACCTCTGTCTGAACGCCAATATGTCGAAAATTCTCGCATACAATGCTCTGAAGGATTATGAATTACACAATGTTCTCCTTTACAGTCTTTAATATTGTGTACTAAAAGATTCTGTCCTGCTCCTGTAATATATTCTTCAAACATTAGATTCTCCTTCATATTTAACATAATAGACCATTTTAGGTATCTTGGCATTACTCTTAGCTTGGGGCAATAATTGCAATCCTTTCCAACAATTCCATTTATGCGGACACATTGAACATTCATTAGTTAGTACAAGATTACCTGTAGGTCTTTTCCTAAATACCTCCTCAACTGGACTAAATTGACGATCTATATTTACACCCTCCAATTTATCGGAGTTATTGGCGGATATTGATAAGCCCATTTCTGTTTCGTTCAAATCATCCATTGAGCATAACTTTAGCCTAAATAGTGTTGCAATCTTTTTAGCTGCGTCTTTAAGAGTTCTCTCTCGATAATATTCTCGCTGTTCTTCAGGAATTTTAAGCACGTTAATCTCTCCTGATGACTTGTCAAAAACAATGAATCCACCAGGCTTGCATCCTCTGGCCTCAGCATAGAGGAATAATTGGGATATGTATCCAAAGCTATCTCCTTCAACTAATTGCTCAAAGTTAGTGAATTTATTCTTGAATGCCCAAGCTGAGGCGCTCTTAATGTCCCATACTTCCTCTATGCCATCAATATTAGTGACAATATCAAGGCGACCCTTTAAGGTATAGCCATCAATATCTAATTCAACTTCCTCTTGTTCGGATATAATTGGAATACCAGAGGCGTGCAATAAGAATATTACAATATCCTCACAAAGCTCACCATAAAGAAAGCGTATTGCATTATCCGTACTCTCTCCTTGTATTCCTGATTGCTCCCATTGTAAAATACAAATAGGTCTACCAATCATAGACATAGATAAACGGAAATCTCTAGGCTCTCTCTCAAATTGAGCCTTTAGGGCTGCCTTTGATTCTTCCCCGAATTTCGCTAATAGGTGTTCCAGGATTTTATAATCCTTAAGTCTATTATGAAGGAAGTTATATATTTTTGCTTCTATTTGGTGCATTATATGTTCCTAAAAATAAGACCGAGTAATTAGATTACAATAATTACTTCTGTAAAGGACGTATTCCCTATTAAAATCATAGGTTTTTTATTTCGCCACATTAACTCGGCCCTAGGCTTAATTAAAGGTCTGTAACATCATCATCAAATGCAAGTGCAGATGAAATATCTACATCATCTTGCTTAATGGCTTCCTGCTTAGTTTGCTTCCATTTACTTGCCACAAATCGGTTCTCACGATCAATGGTTTCTTGAAACAACTTAAAGGTCGCCAAATCTTCCTCTGAAAATTGTACTTCCTTATTTAGAATAGGCTCAACAACAACCTCATAATAAATTGTCGCACCCATCTTAGCACGTTTTGGGGTTAAAATTAGATTATGCTGGAAATAGTGATGCTTCATTCGTGTAATAGCATCAAGTGCAACCTTAGGGGCTAGGAAATTCGATCCACTAAGTTTGTACATAACAGGCATATCAACAATCTCTGTCTTTTCACCTGTTCTCGTTACAGCATCCTTAAGTGTAACTACGCCATACATTAGGCGACTACACTTAATGTTCTTCTGTTCGGCTAGAACCTCAGCAGAGGCACCCTCAAGAAGTTTCCTACTAATTTTACCACAAGCCACTCCACCCTTTTCATCAAGGGCTTCTTCATTGAAGTTCTTAAAGATTATAGACCTGTTAGTGTACTTCCCTACTTCCGGGTCATATTGTTGATATTGGTAGGCGTTAAGGAAGACCCTAAAGGTTGCATTCTTTGCATATACTGTATTGCCATCCTGAGTGACACAATATTGTCCTACAGGTACAGTATTCCCTTCACTATCCTCTGGATCACGATTAATGGTGAGCCTTGGAAGATAAACATCGTTACGTACTTGTGCCCCGGTCATCTCGGCCACAGCCTGAAAGGAGGCGCTATCGGTATAAATTGAAAGTTCGGTAGTCATTATTGTTTTTATAAAACCTCGTTCTTATTTTTCATTGTAGTTTTATTATAGCACTAGATTTTCATTCTGTCAACTATTTTCTTTCCTTTTGTTCATAATATTTTTCACATAGATCAAATATCTCCGTAATCAAATGGCATTTATCTTTATCTTCAAATTTCTCCTTAACATGATTAGAGGCAATCTCATAGATACGCTTAATGGCGTACATTTGCTCTGTATCAAGCGTTGAAACTTTTCCTGTGTTCATCTTAATTCATCATATTCAATTGGAGTAAAATTAATCTGTTCGCATGAAACATTTATGTATCTTTCATCTTTTCGTTCTTGCCAAGGTTTATGATGCATAACATTAGCTTTATGTAAATGCCCATGAATATTTCTCTTAAATCGAAACTCTAATTGTTGAGGGTGTACAGGAATGTGGGTTAAAATAAATTCTCCCAAGCTAAAGGCTCCAAATACTCTATCAAAATGCGCGCCTAATTGTGTTTCTTTATCATGGTTACCCAAAATAAGCTTTTTATAACCGTTTAATCGACAAAGCACTTTAGTATTTCCAAGAGATACATCTCCAAGATGATAGACAACATCTTTTGATCTCACAATATTATTCCAATTATTTACAATTTTTTCATCATGTTCTTCTATGGTATCGGCAAAAGCCTTTCTCAAAGGTTCCATATCAAGTAATTTTCTATGTCCAAAATGTGTGTCCCCAATAAAAAATACATTAGCCATCATTTTTTCCTTGACAAAGTGAAAATAAATGTGTATACTAAGCTTTATGCGTTCAAGGGATATATATATAATATTCCCTATTAATGTGTAGCGATTAAGGTACGGCCATAATGGTACGGCATTTAGGGTCAATCCCTAATTAATTTACAATAAACATTACGCACTAAATATCCGTATTGCTGCATTCTTCCTTCAGGCTCAATCCAAACTGCTATATCTTCTTCATATATTTTAATGAGATAAGATAAATTTCCTGTCCATAAAGGTTTAATCCATTTTTTATCTTCTTGGTGTTTCCATTCAAAGCCGATCTCAAATTTCATTATCATGATCCACTATATAAATTCTAGGAATAGAGACCTCATCATATGTAGTGCCATCAAAGTACACTTCACCACCCTTAAAGGTCTCCTTAATTTGTCTCTTAAGGTCGTTAGAGAATTTAGCCCAATTAGATGGTTCTATACAAACCTTAGGTCTATAGGTCAAATATTTCATTAGGATAATCCTTTATGATCTTAATCTTAAAGTCTGAATAATCATGTTTATACTTAAAAGATATTAAGTCCCAATTTTCCTGAATACAATTTATCATATCTTTAAGGGTATCTTTATATTCTGGTCCCGATGGCATTCCTTGAAATTTATAATGTAGCTCAAATTTCATCTCGGATCACCTTTATTTTCCAATTACGGAATTGAGGGGTATTAAATAAGCCTCTATTGTTATAGAGTATATATTCTTCTATAATTTTATCTATAGAGACAATGCCATGTGTATATACTTTAAATTCTTTTCTATTAGCCTCAGTCCATTCATATTGCCATTGGAACTTCATCTAAACTTCCTTTTGTTTTAACCAAGATTTGCTCAAGCCAATTCTTACCTTTACTTATTTCTGCCTCTAATGGGACAGTTAAATTATAATTATAACGTCTTTTACATTCTTCTTTTAAAGAATTCATTCCCTGTAATAATAACTCAATACAAATATCTATTTCATCTGGATGAGCATCTATTTCAATGGAATCGTGAACTGTTAATATAACACATGACTTTAAATTATATTCCTTAAATAATTTACAAGTTTTTACTAAAGCTATTTGGGCTAAATCTGCTGTAGCCCAGGACTGGATTCTATAATTTTTAATTATTGTTGAATTAGTAACTTCTCCATTCTTTAATCTCTTTGTATTAGGAAATACAAATTCTCTACCTGAAGGTAATTTATACCCCCCTGTGTTTAATACTTCAGTAAACCATTCCTGATGCCATGTATTCAAATCATATTTTTTAATAAAAAACTCATAATATTTTGCTACATTTTCAGATTTTCCGTTAGGTGTAGCGCCAAATAATGGAGCAAAGGAATGTGGCTTACTATCTTGTCTATTTAATCCAACAACCTTAGAAGTTTCTGTATGAATATCAACGTTATTAAGAATATCTTCTAATATTTGCTTATTGCCGCTAAGTTCTCCTGCCGCTCTAAATTCAAGTTGTTTAAAGTCCCCTTCAATTATATATCCTCCTTCAAAGCGACTTATAAAGGCTCTCTTAATAGGAAACGTCTGTCCTCTAGGTATATTAGTTGTATTAGGATCACGTCCTGCAAGACGACCTGTAGCAGTCACACATTGAAGGAATTGTGCATGAAGTATATTTCCTTGTCTTATGCCCCTTCTAATACCAGCAATAACTGTATCAATATAGTTAGATACTGCATTGATCCTCTTGCTCCTATTAACAAATTCCCTTGCAATATCACTCTTAGCTGTTTCTGCAAGTCTCTCTAAGGTTTCCTTATCTGTACTAAATCCTCCTATAGCAGCATCTTGTGGGCCTCTAGGTATAAATCTTAGACCAGCAATCTCTTTTAATGGAATAAGTACATAACCAGCGCCATGACAGTTGGGGCAACTAGAAGGCTTAACAAAAGGATGTCCGTCTTTACGGATACGTTGTATGTTCCCCTTTCCTTCACACAATGTACAATGTTCAGCCTTTGTTTTGTAAATAATGTTTGTATATAATTGAATATATTTGACAAATTCTGTATTCCCCATTCTAGGTTTATATTTAGTCTTTACTACAGAGCCTCGTATTTCTGTGCCTAAATTAAATACTTTCTTCCATGTCTCCTTATCGGTAACTTTACGAGAATAGATTAATTCTGATAATTGTTGAGGGCTATCAAGATTAATAGGGGTATCGCCCATTACTTGAAATATAATTTTCTGTAATACTTCTTTATGTTCCGCTAATTCGACCTTAAATTCTTTCTCTAATCGATCCAATTCCTTAAGATCAATACAAATACCATTTTCCTCAATTGAGCATAAACAAGCACACATTTCCTCCATTAAATTAATAGTGGGCCATAGATGTGGGCTTTCTTCAAGTACCTTTAATTGTGCATAATAAAGTTCCTTCAATGATTGCACATCACCAATGCCGTACTCTTGAACCGTCTCCCAAGGCATGGCCTCAAAGCCAATTCCTTTCTTTAAATAATCTTCCACTAAGGCTGATTTCTTTAGGGCCACATTGTATCTAATACAACATTCTTCAAGAGACATTCCTAATTTCTGCCCGCGCGCTATGACATAAGATCGTATCATAGTATCTGCTACAGGCCCATCATACTTAAAGCCAGCAGCCCTTAACCACGCCAATTCAAATCGTGCATTGTGGGCTACCAATAGAGTTACTTTATCTAATTGTGCTTGTATATCTTCAAATGCAAAAGGATCAGGGCCTTGTTCATTGTGCTTAAAGCAATAATACCATACAAATTTATCTGTATCTGCTGTTAGCCCACCACTAACTAGATAATTCTTTGGATTATAAGGAGAAGGATCAGTTCTTTTCTTTTCATCTATTTGAAATGTCGTCTCCCAATCTAGGAAAAGTATCATCCTTTATATGCTTTTATTTCTTCCATTAAATAAGTGCTTAGGTGTGATTTACTATAAGAAAATGTATCCTTAGCATAGGCCGTATGGCGTAATATAAATCCTTTCATCTCTTTGTAAATTAGTTCTCTAATAATCTCATCATCAATTTTATATCCTTTGCCCATCCAATATTTCATTAATCTATAAATATCAGGTTCTTTTTCATTTCCTGTTAGGCGCATATATTTAGATGTAGCATCTCGTTCTGCTTCTTCAGTGAAATACAAATATTGTCCATCTGTAGCCATACAACAACAATGCAAATCAAAAGTATTGAATATATCCTCTATGGAATTATAAGGCGTATTAATTTGGATAATTTGTATTGTTAAGGCTTTATATTTGAAAGTATCGGCATTACCATACTTATTCTTTGAAGCCTTTAAACGCGCTATCTCTAAGAGTTTACCTAAATTATCCTTTGTAGGATAGATATCAATATCAGTGCTGCCAAATTTCTCATCAAGGAACAGTTGACGAGCAGCCCCTCCGGCAATAACAAAAGGAACTCCTTTAAGTAAGCTCTTTACTTTATTCCAATTGTATTTATTCTTTACACTAACCTGTAGGTCTTTCACTAGCAGTTTCATTTAATATTTCCTCAATCACTTTTCCTGATATTTTTTTACGGTCTAAGACTGCAATAATTAATTTAATGGCAAAATCAATGGCCTCATTATCTATAAGGTATAATTGATGATCAGCATTTAAAATTACTCCATCTCCTTGAAATACAATGAAATTTTCATCATCCTTCTTTCGTTTTAACATTTTATATCACCATATAAATCTTCCCTATGGGTTACTTCTTGTAGTACATTCAATTTCTCTAATGGAGTAAACATATCCCACATGCGAATCTCAAGTCTACTTCTATAGCATCCCTGACAGACCTTTAATTCAGGATGCTGTTTACAAATACCTCTACAAGGATTAGTCACATCAGCCATTTAAGCTCTCCCTAATGGTTCACTAAATTGAAGGATTCCCTTATAGGTCAACTTAATTTTATCTTCATCTGGGAAATATAATGCATATTCCTGCTCTAGTAAATAAATGATTTCATTATCGAAATTATCTTTTTGCCCATGAATGCTCTTATAGGATTCTATCATTGTCATTCTAATTTTCCATTCTTAGCTACATATATCTATTGCAAAGGCTAGGGCATCTTTATCTGACACTACAACTATCTGTCATTCTACTGGCCATTTAAACTATCCTTATGCTAATTCCTTTATTAATTCTCTTAATATATCTGGAAGTATTTTCTCATGATGATAATAGTCTCTTGTTTTTCCTAAAATAAACAATAAAATCTCTTTTAGGGGTTTTGGATACAGGTCTTTATGATTTAAAAAGGCGTAGTAAGATTGGCCTATTTCCCATCTTTGAGTTTTAAATCTCCAATATTCTCCATTTTCATTAAATATAGTATTACTTACAATGCCGTATTTCATGCTACATACCTCGATATTTCACCCTTAAGTACACAAATAACATCTCTGTGGTCACCATTGATTTTATTCTTTGATATATTTAGAACTCTTGTAGCATCATCATGGATTGCACTTTTACCTATGCCTATAGCAAGGTCTGCTTCTGCCGACTTTGAGGTACGTGCTCCTGCCATATTAGCATTTCCCATGTAAGTTTTCCCTTCAACGTCCGCATTAGCTTGACTAAGGGCAAACATAGCGATTTCATTTTTTTGGCCAATATCTCTAGCAGCAACATAGAGAGCACCTTTCTCTTGGTCTTCCCTTGCATAGGTGCCTTTAATACCTACTTTATCTAATTGATCAATTGCAACAATGTCGGGTTTTTGTTTAGATACAAATGCTTCAATTTCAGATATATCTTTTCCTCGGCAATCGAAGAATTTCATTCGTTCTCTGATTTTAGCATACTCTGCTTTCGCTTCTTCTGGATGCAATAAAATTTCTTGTAGAGTCATTCCAGTCCAAGACATTACTGCGCGGCCTTGGGTGCGCTGTGGAGGTTCTTCATTACCGAAGTAACAACAATTAGCCCCTTGATCTGCAAACCCATCTGGGGCAGCCATCAATGATACTATTGCACCTGTCTTACCGACTTCTGGGCGAGCATAAATGATGGTAAATATACCTGGGCCTACTCCTTGAGCCACGATCCTTAAAGGCTCTATATTAAAGTGCCACTTAGTGGTTACATTAATTGCCTCTAAGATATCCTCTAATTCTGAGCTAATTGGTTCGAATATGTCATTTCCAATAAGAAGATTTCCTTGTTCAATATTCTCGATAATCTCTTTTGCCTTCGAGATTTGCGCTTCTTTTCCGTTGACAATTCCAATTCCAATTTCTGCAATTTGTCTTCCTCGTTCAACCAACCATGCCTTTTTAAGAACTTCCCTTGCCGCATCTTCTTGTATCTCCGCTGGTAAATTATCTAATATTACATTAAGGCTATCCCAAAAGGCTCTTGTAGTGGTTGGATAGGTTGAATTATAAATGGCCTTTATTTCAGTTACACTTAAATCTCTCTTAAGTTTTTCATGAATATCACAAATAGTTGAATACAATTGTTGAAGATTACTTGGAAACATTTCTTTTAGGATTAAATGTTTATTGTTCTCATAGAAATTGTAATTAAGGATTAGCCTTATTAATTCTTTTTCAATCATGTCAATAATATTTCTTCTTTCCTTGCTCTAGGTAAACGATAGTATGATTTATGCCATTTTGTTAATGTATTAAGGGATGCGCGACCCATAAGTAAAGAGTAAAGAGGGACGAAATGAAAATACCCATGCCTTATTGCTACAATAATTACAGCCTCTCCCTTAGTAAGAGCATATGAAGGCCAATATCTGTATCCATTAGCATAATATCCAATAGTAATTACCTTCTTTTTAATTTCGAAATAATATTCGCGTTTTTCCAAATCAAATTTTTTCCATTCCGCCCCTTCTATATTCCAGTAACCTATTCTTGGATATCCTTCCATATATCCTTTAGCCATCATAAAGCTCCTTTCTTAATTCTTCTAATTGCTCTTTACTCCAATATTTTATATCAGTCTTAATTGGTAATATCTTAGTTTCAATATATGGAGATAAGAAATGCTGTAATTTCAATGATTTACCAGTAGCGTCATCATCTAATGCTATATAGACACATCTATAGTCTTCTAAGTATGGCAAGATAGTCTCATTAATAATAGTACCAAGAATAGCAATAGAGGTAACAACACTACTTGACACCACAGAACTGATCGAATCCTCCGTAAGCAAAAAGTTACCGCTTCGACATTTCTCCTTAATGCCTTTACATATAAAAGGACATCCCTTAATGCGATCATATACAAGCCATTTAGGACTATTAAGAGAATAACTAAGCCGCCTACCAATGCTACCATAAATACTTCCTTTCCATTTCAATATAAAGACAATTCTATGTTGTCGTGGATCATAGCGTACATCTGCTCTACCCTGAAGGTACGGCTCTATAAGATTATATCTCTGCATAAACCTATAACAGTCGGCATTTTGCAGGGGATTAAAGAACATCCCTTTATATTTAGTCTCTAGCTTGATGCACTCGGCGGAAACATCAATAGCACCGTCATCAATAGTATCGTTACGTAAATCATCTAGCCTTAATCCTTGCTCATGTCGTCCCTTCAATCCACAATTAGCCTTAAAGCAGTGCCATACAAGCACGCCATTAATTCTATTCACAGAGAATGTATTTAAGCCCCCACAATTAGGGCAGCTTGTACGTGTAGGGATTTGAAGGGTATTAATGAAATCTATTATTTGCATGACACTATATTAACTTCCATCTTAATGCACCGTCACTCGTTTGGGTTGAGATTCCTTTAGTTCTTTCTCTCTATCGGATAGTGTCTGTATATGTTGAATTGATTTGGTCAAATCTTCCTCTCTAAATCCAGGTTCACTATGATTTGCTGCAATATATGCAAATGCACTCATCACAAGTTCATCTATGATATCATCCTCTGTTACAGCTATGGCAGATACTTCCCCAGGAAGATTATCTCTACAAGACAATAAATAGGACATCATGGATATCAATCTATTCATCTTTGATAGATTTTCCTTAGTAAAACTCTTGAATGTATTCTTGTCAACATTAATTGCTAGAAATTTAGTTGCACCCTTTATATATCCATCACTAATTATTCTCATTGCGTTGCTAGAGAATGTCGAATTTTCAAGAGCTTTTACCATGCTCTCTATGAAGACTTTCCTCTTGTGTACTTCAATATCTGCCACATTCTCAGAGGGCTTTGTAATACCTAACTTAAGGTTAAGCTTTTCAATTTGCATCTTCTTTGCAATAACTTCATCCTTGAGTAAATCAATAATCTCAAGATTCTCTACATATGATACAAGGAAATCTTCTTTATCTTTCCCAAAGAATCCATGATTGACGTACCATTCAACGCCTTTAAATAGAGCCTCCTTAGATGCCCCTTTAGGCCAACCAAGATCAGGGTGCCATTTAGGGGTTTTATAGAAGGGAGTATCTTTATCTACATCCTTCCATGCAACCTTTTCAGCACCATTGAGGCCGTGGTCATAGTACCCACCACTATAATTACTTGAGTAAGTCTTTGAAGGATCACGCTCTACTGGGAGCTTCTCATAATCCACCTTAAGGATAGCTGGCAATAGATGGTCTATAAGCCAATACCAATCAAAGCATTCATCTACACCATGTTGATGGAAATATCCTACAGATATGTTAGTACATTCAGGCACAAGTTTAATATAATTAGCTGTATCTGTGAATGAGCCTGTAACATCCTCTTTGAATAATTGCCTTGGGGGCATATGTTCATTTAGAGCTTTGGCCAATGCCTTACCAAATTTAGTGGAACAACATCTGCCCCCTCGTTGCCAACCAATAACATCCCCATAATTAGCCCTATCAAAAGCAATAGCCCTATCTTTATCTTTAAATAAATCTTTCCATACTGGATTTGTAGATAGAAAAAAGGAACCTTTGCCCCCTGGTTCTTCTCCTGTATGAAATATGTAAATACCAGGAATTTTCTCTTTAATCATTGATAACATAATAAACACACCAAGCTTGTCATCAGCACCCAATGTAGATGGAGTATAATAACGCTTACCTTCTGCATCTGTATATATTTTAGCACCATATACAAAGCCTTTATAGGTCTTATTGGCCTCTGTATCAGCAGGAGTTAATAGATGAATTGCATCTACTCCTCCAAGTTTAGCATTCTTAGATGTTACATTGCCTACAATATCCATATGACATGAAAAAATAGATCGAGACTCACCGACCTTAATGATGATATTTCCTAAAGATTTATCTTTAATTACATTATTTACATAGGGTTGATCTCTAATAATCTTTTCAATATGTCTTTCATGACCATGTGGAGTACACATAGACAACAATTGACGCAAAAGATCAGGAAATCCTTTTTCCTTTAATGGTACTAAATCTTTAATACGATTATATGGTGCTGACATTTAATTATCCCTTATACGATGATATCGTTCAATTTGTCTCTAAATAAAGGAATGAAGGTTGATTAAGGCTCTACCTACAAAACCTATATGCCACATAACAAGGAGGAAATTATGCGGCGTATTGAATATCCACATGAGTATCTTCAGGATCATATTCTACATTACGCATTTCCTTATATGCACCAATAGGAAAAGTCTCAGGATAATATCCAAAGCCTTCCCTATCTCTTACATAATATCCATGCTGACATACATAGCTTGTACCTTCCATTGATACTATAAAATCTCCTTCTTCAGGAACCTTACCTTCATTAAGGGTGACATAATAACCATTATCAAAGGCTGCCTGAAGGGTTGAAAAAAGCAGACCAGAAGTAGTCTTTACATGATATTCATCAGGGATTTCCCATCTTGCAGCACCATTGCCTTGTGTGATTTGTCTATATCCTAAAGCTACACCACAAGCAGTTGTACAGAAAGATCGTGCTCCATCATGTGTATGTTCCATCTTTCCTGTTCTACCACAATTATCGCACATTCCTGCATTTTCATAGTCACAAGACCTAATAAATCCATTAGTACCATTTTGAGGTACTCCATTTTTATTTACTGATCGTGCGCTATGAGTAATCCTAAATCTATTTTTTTCCTTTTCCCATTCAACAGAGAATACAGGATCGATATCATCGAAATAAGGCCAAGGAGCGTATTTAGTATTACTGCCTTTAACTGCAATTCCAGGAATATAAAATTCTGTATTAATTGAAGGCTTATGATGACCTATTTGTTGTGTAATCCCCATAGCTTTCAATGAAGATTGGAACTTGCCGATATATTCTGTGGCTGTGTAATAGATACGACCATAACGGTAGCTACCATCAGGCTGCTTAAATAGGATAGCCCTGGCTAACACCGTATTTCCTTTAATTACATAAGCCCCCCTAGTTTTAGGATAATAGGAGTACCAAGAAGAAGGGTACATTTTATTATCGGTTAGATGCTTCCATGAAGATACATTACTTGCCTTATAACCCATACAAGAATGAGGGCCAGAACCATACATAATATAGAAATCCTCAGGAGTATCCGCAAATTTAATTTCCATTGGTTTCCTATATTCATCCATTCTAATGGCTAAATCCCTGAGGGTTGCGCTTTGAGGATCAAGCCCTAAATTTGCATATCGAGCCAGCGCTCTTGCAGTAGGCATATCTTCATATTCATCAAGGCGTTTATTGATATCAGCCCATTTCTTATCTCTATAAATATCCGCTTCATATTCCTTGATGAATGAACTAAGGATGTCAGGAGACATACTATTGGCATTATTTAGATCCTTTGTACCATTAATTGTAATATTCTTGTAAATACGCAACATAGTTGGATCATTAGGCACTACAATAAGGACTTGTTTATCTGTGGTGTATTTATTATAAGCGCTCGAAATGTTCTTACTACATTGATTTAGCATATTTAAAAATTCAGTTACTTTTGGAGCTAATACCTTAATCTTAGCTAGTGTGGCCTCAATTACAGGATGATCCACATATTTAAAACAATAAAGATACAACTTCTGTTTTTCTTCAGAAGTAATATCTTCACAAAGATTAAAGATTTTCTCAAGAATAGCTTTAGCTGAAGTAACATCATTAGCCATAATTTACCTCCTATGATATACTTATAGTAGCTTAACGTAAATTATAAGGGAAGGGAAACAGATATAGGGTTTATGTGGTGCCCTATTAGCAGACTTAAGCCATTTCTTATATTCTTCTTTAGTATAGAACTTAAGTAATTTCTTTTTCATGTTCTGCCCTCTAGGCAGAGAAAATGCCGGGATCACCTTAGGCAAATTCCCTAAGATTATTTTATCACAATATTTCCCTTAACAAATATGGGTATTGTATTATGTGTTATCCCGGCTAACTCTTTACTTGGTTAGGCTTGCATTCATTGCAAATGTGCCAATAACAGTAACATGGCTATCACCATTCTTAGTGACAGCATGATTATCTGTGTTATCTAGTGGCACACTAAGCCAGCCCCGCTTGTCCTTGGCAATCTTACCAATGTGGGCGTATTCTCGCGTACCCCCTTCAACCTTAAAGATTTCACCAACAGCAACCTCACTACGGAGCATCTTACGTTGACGATAAGAGGGCAGCATAGTTACACCCATACGCCAAGTACCAGTAAGAGTGACAGTCTTATCAGGATTACTTGAAGATGCCAATTCACGGCTGCCCAAGTTAATGCTATAAAGACGACCATTAGCACCGATAGAGGCATAGTTTGTGCCAAGCTTCCCAGAACGATCCTTAACGGCAAACACAAGCCCAAAAGGAACCTGATCACGACGCTTCGATACCGCAGTAGGACCACGGGTAATATTAACCGTATGCTTACTCATTTAAATTTACTTCCTTTCTGTTTGTTACAATATTCACTAGCTAGTTGAATTGGTGACTACTTATATATCCTACAGACTGTTCCTTTATATCAAATAAATGTGAACATCTTAGGTTTAGTTTCTCGCGAATCACCATGACGAGAACTAATCTGAAAATTCTTCATAAAAGCGGATATTCATCGTTCATCTCCGAATGTTAATCTTTAATGTCCATGACTTCAGATTCTGTGTAATTTTCTACACGATCATCATAAACAAACAATCTATTATTATACCGTATAACATCTGGCCATTCTGTTGTTTCAGATAAGGCTACACTCTTGATTACTTCACCAAGAAAATTATATAAATTCATCATGAGCGTATCATTCCAAGGACCATTATTCATCATTCATCTCCGAATGTTGCTTTAAGATCATATTCCCATAACGTGTGCAATAAGAGGAACTCTATTTCTTCTTTATCAAGTTCATCTTTAATGGATTGTTCAATCTGTTGTTCATTTAAGGCTTGCATATCCATCATCCTTTGAATAGTATACTTGATCAATCCCTACATACTCAATTAATGCCCGGCAACATTGGCACGGCCTCGACATAGCTATAGATTTATCCTTTCGTATCCGCATTACATACAATCTACAATGCTCACAATTATTAAGCCCATGTGCTAAAATGCAATGAGCTTCTGCATGTAGATATGGATAGGGATACCACTTAAGGAGCTTAGGGTGCGTCCTTAATTCATTGTATCGTGCAGCTATTATTTGTTTCTTATATACTAAGACTGCACCTAAACGATACCCTGTAGTTCCACCCACGCCAGGGGCAGCTAAGGCTACTGTATACGCCGCCTCAAAATACCTAAAATGCTGATCTTTAGGGAATTTTTGCAAAGTGAGCATAAAGGGATTTACACCTAACCTTCAGAAAATCCATTTGATTAAAAGCCCAACTTAGTGCTATCTGCTAATTCGAAGGCATCTACTTCAATTCTATACATTGTTTCTACCATGCTTATCCGGTTAAGACACACAGCTACCACCTTTTGGCAGCAGGACTTCAAAATAGCCCTCTAACTCATAGAAAGCGCATTCTGTCTTTACAGCAATTTCATATTTGCCGCGCCAACATACGGACTGCACGTCTACAACATCACCGATCTTAAGCGTGCGGCCAAACCCGCGCATTGGCGGCGTATCTTTAATGCACTTCGCGCGAGCGCCCGGTTGATAAAGCGCTTGCCAACCTAGAACTTTCGGCTCTGGTAGCTGTTCCATCACCTAGCTCCTGTGTGCGACAACCGGATAGGCATGGTTTCTACTTTAGGTGTAATCTTCATTGCATCCTCCTAATTTAGACAAAATAAAAGCCCCTCAAAAGGGGCTGTATTAAAGGATAATCCTATAGAACTTAATTAAGGCTTTTCTCAATCAATTGCCTTCGTGTATATCCTAAAGCATATTCTACTGCTGCTACATAGTTAGTACGAGCAATGGCATACGCTATTTCCCTACATCTACGTGTAGCCTTAACGTCCTTAAGGGCTTGCTTGAGTTCGTACATTTTACCACCATTTAATGATAAACAAACAACACCAACAAACAAACAAAACACAAAAAAACACACACAAACAATAATAAATAACCATCAAACCATAGGTCTTTTAAGTATTCTTTATATTTGTGCATAGTTTTCTTCCTTCCTGTTTGCCCATCTATTAGGCGCAGTCTCAGATGTCCATAATGTTGGTTTTGGTGTACAACCACAACTTTTTGTCTTTCCCCTTGTAAGTTGATCTCCGTAAACCATATGGGTATTACCACAGCCACAAATACAATCATACAGAGTATTACTATTATAAGTCTTTGGAATAAACTCTGATGGCCCTACCACATATAATTTACCAAATGTTTTCCCACTAAGATTCTTCCTAATACGCCGTGGTCTGTAGGTCTGTCCTGCAATTTCCATTTAGATGTCTCCCCAACCTTTAATGACATACATAGTCAACAGTAAGGTCATTATTTATTCTTACTCTTTCCCACTTCATATTATTAGCAATACAATCTTTACCTACAACTTCCCAAGAATGATTTTCGTAATACACACATCCTAATATACAACCAAAAATACACATAAAGGCTCCTACAACACTGATAGCTATAGCAGTATTTTCATTCATGATCATTCTCCTTGATTGCCGTTCTCTTTAGCAGCGCATACAAGTCGCGCCATCCACTCACTATGAGCGTAATTAAAGTTGGTAGGATAAGTGATATGTGTAGGATGCCATTCTGGATTCTCTCCTTGTTTATCAAAAACTAAATCTTGTTCATAGATCATCAATTGATTTCTATCTGAGACAAGGGATATCTTCCTTGCGGGCACCCCGTCAATCTCAAATGTAACACTAACCTGAGACATTTATTCTTGTAAGTCCCTCCTTTTTTAAGGCCCAGACCGAGACCCAGACCCAGACCGAGACCAAGACCAAGATCGAGACCCAGACCGAGACCCAGATCGAGACCCACACCGAGACCAAGACCAAGACCAAGACCAAGACCGAGACCGAGACCGAGACCCAGACCGAGACCCAGACCGAGACCCAGACCAAGACCGAGACCAAGACCAAGACCCAGACCGAGACCCAGACCCAGACCGAGACCAAGACCAAGACCGAGACCAAGACCGAGACCCAGACCGAGACCAAGACCCAAACGAATCTAACCCGGCCCTTAAAAGTCCGGCATTCATCGTTGAGACCCAGACCAAGACCAAGACCGAGACCCAGACCCAGACCCAGACCCAGACCCAGACCGAGACCCAGACCCAGACCGAGACCCAGACCCAGACCGAGACCAAGACCAAGACCGAGACCCAGACCGAGACCAAGACCAAGACCGAGACCGAGACCCAGACCGAGACCGAGACCCAGACCGAGACCAAGACCCAAACGAATCTAACCCGGCCCTTAAAAGTCCGGCATTCATCGTTGAGACCCAGACCCAGACCCAGACCAAGACCAAGACCCAAACGAATCTAACCCGACCCTTAAAAGTCCGGCATTCATCTAAGTCCCTCCTTTTTTAAGGCCAAGACCCAGACCCAGACCCAGACCCAGACCGAGACCCAGACCGAGACCGAGACCAAGACCGAGACCAAGACCGAGACCCAGACCGAGACCAAGACCAAGACCGAGACCGAGACCCAGACCGAGACCGAGACCCAGACCCAAACCAAGACCAAGACCGAGACCGAGACCAAGACCAAGACCGAGACCGAGACCGAGACCCAGACCAAGACCAAGACCAAGACGAATCTAACCCGGCCCTTAAAAGTCCGGCATTCATCGTTGAGACCCAGACCGAGACCAAGACCGAGACCAAGACCAAGACCAAGACCGAGACCAAAACCGAGACCCAGACCCAGACCAAGACCGAGACCCAGACCCAGACCGAGACCAAGACCAAGACCGAGACCCAGACCGAGACCCAGACCCAGACCCAGACCAAGACCAAGACCCAGACCCAGACCAAGACCAAGACCAAGACGAATCAAACCCGGCCCTTAAAAGTCCGGCATTCATCGTTGAGACCTTGGCAATGAATGTATTTTTACTGCGTCAATAATTGATCCTCTGCCTAAAATAATAATTCCAGGAAAAGGCTCAACTTCACCAAATTCAGCTTTCTTAATTGCATCTGAGAACCTGCCCGTATCAGCAATCCATGCCGCTTCATCCAACACAAGCTCTTGTTGTGTACACTTAACAAGTCTCCCTGTATCAATCATAGTTACAGTACGAATAAGGTATGCAGCACCAATTTCCCATACTTCTTCATCCTCTTTTCCTTTATATGTTTCTAGGATGTACTTAAGCTCACCTAAAGTAAGCTCATCTATAGCAGACATTCAGACTCTCCTTAAAATTGGATAAAATAATAGCGCCAAGAATGGTGGTACTCAGCGCTATTACTCCTTAGGGGCAACTAAGTTACAGGGGATGCAGAGCTTTAAATGAAGTTACTCATTTCAACCTCCATCAAGAGCCTTTTAAAGTCCCTACTCAGGACTAGCCCCCTACACATATGGGGAGTGTGGGAAACTGTTTTCGTACACACTACAGCTTACCTTAAAGTGTTACGAAGGGCGACTAGGAATTGTCACCATACTACTCTCTTTAACGACCTGAGTGGGTCGGTCGGCCACCCACGCCAGCAGCGAGGTTAAATGTAGACCTTAACTGCATATTCCCTGCTACATCAGGGCACTCCACCCTTGCTACCCGACAAGGGGACTTGGCAACCCCAGGTGAGATTCGAACTCCCGTCTTTCTATCTTTGTGCTTAGCGTAAGATAGACTGTCCTAAACCACTAGACGATGGGGTTTAACTCATTTAATTGCACAAGCAAGGAACAACAAAATCGCTACAATACAAACAATCCGTTCTCTCCATCTCATTTGCTTGCTCCTTGATTATCCTTAATAGTAACATATCCTTTAGCTTATGTCAAATTCTTCGGACTGTATGGACAATTTATTTTTAAATGGTCCAAAACCATATAATCTATACATTACCGAGACCGAGACCAAGACCAAGACCAAGACCGAGACCCAGACCGAGACCCAGACCGAGACCGAGACCAAGACCAAGACCGAGACCCAGACCAAGACCAAGACCAAGACCCAGACCGAGACCCAGACCAAGACCAAGACCAAGACCCAGACCGAGACCAAGACCGAGACCCAGACCCAAACGAATCTAACCCGGCCCTTAAAAGTCCTGCATTCATCATTGAGATCCACACCGAGACCAAGACCGAGACCCAGACCCAGACCGAGACCAAGACCAAGACCAAGACCGAGACCCAGACCCAGACCGAGACCAAGACCGAGACCCAGACCAAGACCAAGACCAAGACCGAGACCGAGACCAAGACCGAGACCGAGACCCAGACCAAAACCAAGACCCAGACCGAGACCCAGACCAAGACCCAGACCAAGACCCAGACCGAGACCAAGACCGAGACCCAGACCCAAACGAATCTAACCCGGCCCTTAAAAGTCCTGCATTCATCA